GGAAGGAAATTTCGTCTTCCAATATTTATTTCGAAACTCTTTTCCCCAGTCTTCATGTGACCATTGAAGTTCTGGGACGGCGTTCTCGAGTCCGTGTTCAATAAGAGTTTTTTCTATAGCAGATCTCCACTCTTCAAAAGTGCTCTTCTCGTGCCTGCCAAGCTCTCTGAGAGCATTGCGGTAATTCCCTATGGTTACTTCCATCTTATCCTCTTTGGTTGGCATAAGACAATGTAGCATCTTTCGGATCGACATAGTGTCCAAAGGGGCCATAAAACCTTTCACTCTATCGTCATACACATGACCTCTCTTGCAAAAGTCGACTCCAGTGTTCTCATGCAAGTTCCAATCCGACCATTCTTGAACTTCTCCTTTCTTAGACGGATCAGTGTACTTCACTCCCAGTGAAGCGTACGTTTTGGCTACATGTCTCTGGTTCAGCCTCTCGTCCAATGTAGTTCCTTCATGGTCATCTCCTAACGTGGTTAACGCTAGCCAGTATTTCACAATTTTATCCTCATTGCCTGGGAGCATTAAAAACATAGCTCCCAACTCCTGAATGATTGTCCATCCATTGATCTCCACAGTGGGTGGAATCCCTGATTTGTTCCCGCTAGGAAATCTGATAAGATCGCCATTCCAATGAGTCATAGCTGTTGATATATCAAACCACATCGTGTCTAATATATTCATAACTTCCTGTTTGCCATAACCCCAAGTGTTGGAATCCTCGTTCCAAAACTCATCAATGATCTCCCTGCAAAATCTTGCCATTTCTAAATAGTTTGCATGAGTGATAATACTGTCCATCTTACTAAAATCCCCAGCCAAAGCCTTTGATTTGTTGTAAATTGTTAAATATCTCACAAATTCATCCCATTCTTCTCCTGACGCGTTTATGCCTGAAGCCATTTGGCTGTCGAGCGGTATCTTCCGTAATGCCGCTAACAAAGGTGTAGCAACTGCTCGTATGGCCATTTGTGAAACCATAGAAGGGGTTCCCATTAGTCTGTTTTTCTCACTATCCGTGGGTTCATCCTTCAAAAGCATTTTGATAATCATTGGAGTACATTTCTTTTGTGCCCATCTGTGTACAACATATCTAACCGATGCGGCCAATTCTGGTTTGAACTCTTGTCCGTCTTCCGTAACGTCCATGTAGTCTTTTTTCTTACCAGGCATGCCAAATCCAGCTGATCTTGTTCCATCCACCTTTTTCACGTACCTGTCTCCTGTAATGCCATTTGCGTTTTCAGTATCAGATAAGAAGGAAAATTTGAAGTCTATCTTCCTCAAGGCGTTTTTCACTGTTTCTGTGTATTGAGAAAAAGCTTTCCTCAAAAATAACTGTGGAAGATTTTTCTTACTTCTGGAATTTCGCTGAGCATATAAGGAGTAAGTCCTCCTGGCATTGAATTTCTGTTTTCCATGTCGCCGCTCAATTCCATTCTTCTCCAAACTCTCTGACAATGGATTTATCTCAACCTTTGAAATCGGTGACACTCCTAGACTTTGGTCTGAACCAAAGTACTCCAGACTCGGAGGACAAAACTCGACACCTTCGCCGTATTCTCCGTCATCATCAGTCGTATCCCTGATGTGGTTAACACAAGATCTCTTATGAGGTTTGCAATCGTAATCGGGAACTGTGACAAGAGGAACGTCAACTAGCCCTTGATACTCGACGTCCAACACGGTCTTCTTCAAAGAAGCCAGGCTAGCATCCAGAACTCTTTGACTAACAAGCGCGCAATAGGCATAGTCTGTTGACCGGGAAGCCGCAATGTGAAAT